CTCAAGTCCAGAGGAGTCCCGTTCTTCTGCTTGACTGAAAAGTGCCTGGTTTTGGCTGGCCAGGGCTGTCTTTGTGACAGTGCTACTAGAAGCCCTGAGGAGGAATGTTTTCGCGTTTCTCTTCAGCCCCTGCCCCTTGTCTCCGATGCAACAAAGAGGAGTACCAGTTGTTGCGTGACGAGTATGAGGGTTCCGGAGAGAAGTTTTGGATCTACAAGATGGAAGTCCAGCGTAGTTGTTCACGGTGCGGTATGGAAGACTCTGATAGTTCGTCCTCAGGGTTTTCTTTGTCCCGTATGCTATGCTGCCTAAACCCAGATCCCACAGTGCAGATACCCATACCTTCTAAGGTTGTGGGACAAGTTGAGCGTGCTTTGCACTGTGCTTCTATTACAACGAGTGGTTCCAACTTTCGGGCGCACGGTTCATTCATTTCCCTTCTTTCCACTATGGATTGCGAGGAAGAGTATAAGCAGGCTTTGTGCTGCTGGGCTCCGCTCGCGATGAAGGCGTTTAATGATGGACAGCGTGGTGTATCCCGGTCGTTGCGAAAAGGCCGACTATTCGTTGTACCGGATCGACCAGCAGCTACCTGCGTAGAAACTCCACGACCAGAGGACCCAGCGGTTCCTCCAAGTGAGAGTATTGATACAGCAGGAGTGCAGGCTTTGTGCTTGCCCCCACCAAACCCCGGTACGGAACAAGGCATGCTAGGCACCCAGGTGGCGCCGGATGCTTATGGTCCTGAGAAGAGGGTTTATGGGAACGATGTCTTACCAGGAGAACCCAAGCCTTTGGCTTATCAGATTGGACCCGACCTTATTCCAACCGAGGTGATGTCTAACAGTGTTGGCAATCTGAAAGCAGGTATGGCTAAGCGTAACCAACCACTTCCATTTAAAGCTGACAAGAAGATGGTTCGCAAGATTGAGAGGACTGTTAATGCGTTGCTTAAGACAGTCTTTACTCCTGATAAGATTAAGCAGTGGCGTATCAACAACCCGGTGGTTGAAGAGTTTTGCTCTAGCAAGTGGTCACCCGAGCGTTTTCGTAACGCGTTTGATGAAGCTATATCAGAGTCCCGCTTGCGTATTGAGCAAACGTTCCAGATCAAAACCAACGAGGCCCTTCCAGCTAAGGGTAAGGCACCCAGACCGAC